TTGCAAGCATTATATTTGGGATTTTTATAGGCATTGTTTTTGCCATTCTATTGATCTATCTTTACATTCGTGGCCTGGTGCATGAAGTCATGGCCGAAGTTGACCAAATGGTCGCAGAGGCTCAGAGCCAAATGCTGCCGGTAACCGTGGAACGAGAAAGTGGGCAAATTTATTGTTACGGCAAAGAGGACCGACAATTTATCTGTCAGGGTAGTACCATAGCTGAAGTTCGCGCGGCATTCCGAGCTCGTTTTCCGGACAAAACCGCTTACCTAGATGGTGGTGATAGTGCTCTTGTTGAGGAATTGCGGTCCGAACTGAAAAAAGATATAGTTTGACTGTAAATTTATTAGATAGTATAATAGTGATATGAATAAGAAACTCAAAATCGCCTATTGCGGGGACGTACATCTGGAATTTGGCCCCATCATGTTGCACAATGATCAGGCAGCCGATCTACTGATTCTTGCTGGCGATATTTGCACAGTTAGGACCTTCAGGAGTAAACCTCGAGAACGGTTTGAACTGATCGACTTCTTCAGTAACTGTTCCGCCCAGTTTGCGGATGTCATCTACATCATGGGCAATCATGAAAGCTATGACTACGATATTGCCAAGACCTTGGCCACAGTCCGGACCGAATTGGCCCAGTTCCCCAACATCCATGTCATGGAAAAAGAAACCATTGACATTGGTGATTTTACCTTTGTTGCTGGCACCTTGTGGACTGACATGAATAAAAATGATAGTTTAACCTTGTGGCATTGCGGTCGGGCCATGAATGATTTTCAGCTGATTAAAAACAGCAATCGCGTGACCACCCACAAGAATATAATTTATGCCAAAAATCCAGATGGGTCTGGGCAACCGTTACGAGATGCCGAGGGCAATCTTGTGGTTGAACGAACAGACTTTTATGAAAAGACCAGCCGGTGGAGCCCAGAAGATAGTGTGGCGGATCATGGACAGATGCTGGACTATATTCGTGCTACTACTGAGGATAAGACCAGGAGATATGTGGTAGTTGGACATCATGCACCATCCGCGGCCAGTATTGCTGAGTGTTATAAAGGAGATACCTTGATGAATGGTGCTTTCCATTCGGACCTGTCAGAGTTTATTCTGGATCGTCCGCAGATTCGGCTATGGGTTCATGGCCACATGCACAATGTAAGTGACTACATGTTGGGAACAACTCGGGTGGTTTGTAATCCCCGAGGATATACGGGCTACGAAAGTCGTGCCGATCAATTTGAATTACAATACCTGGAGATTTAATATGAGCAAGAAAGATTGGAAAGCAGAGTACATGAAGTTGCGTGATTATCACCAGGCCCTGGCCAAGATGAATCAACCCTCGCCGGAAGCAGCGGGCTGGCCCGACGTGTTTGCCCAAGATCGCAGATTTGAAAAGTTTTATGGAGATGAATCTCGGGTGGTTCCGCATGAAGACACGGATGGTCGCACAGATATTGTGTTGCACCTGGAGCCGGCAGAAGTGTATCAACTCATGCTCTTGGCACATGAACGAGATATCACTCTTAACCAGTTGGTAGAAGATATACTGCGACAATTTATTGAGGAGCATAAAGAATGAAGAAGATTGCTGGCCGCATTGTCAGTGAAGTATTGTGGACGCTGGGCGACTGGATACATTACCCCATGCGATGGTTTGATTGGGCCTGGATCTACCCGGTATACAATCGTTTGATGACCTGGAGCAGTGATGTACAAGACTGGGCCGGAGTTGATGGTCCGTGGCGGCCGTATATTATAGAGAATGATCATGAGTAAAATTCAACTACTGGCTGAACAGGTAAACGATCAAGCCCGTGATGTATTTTCCGGACAAGCTGATGGCATGGTAGTTACTCGAGATGACTTGGTCAAGTTTGCCGACCTGATCATAGAAGAGTGTGCTCAACTAGCCGAATATGCAGGATACAATCAACAGTTCGGGCAGGGTGGCCTACGAGCCAAATTGCACAAACATTTTGGAATTGAACCATGAACTGGTTGCGCTATTCCGGCTGCAGTGTTATAATAACTGTGAATCCTGTTTGGTGGCGACTTGTGCCTTGGGCACAACAAGACTACACAGAATGGGCTGGCCCCGACGAGCGCACTTACTCGGCAGGTTGGTTATTTTTAACCGTAAGAGTTTGGTTAGATAATGGAGCATGGTAGCATGGGCATGTTTGACAATATCCAGTATCAGGATCAAGAGTATCAGACCAAGGATACTCCTCGTCAATTATTGGATAACTACAAGATAGACGAACTTGGTCAGTTGTGGGTTGAAGAGTATGACTCAGAATGGGTCGAAGACTCGGGCTTTATGTTTGGTAGTGGTGAAAAGCAGAGCAATCATCGTTGGGTCTTGTGCCCAGAATTTGATGGCAATCTGCGTTTTTATCGCGGTGAAGGTACCACCTGGGTAGAATATCGTGCCTTGTTCATGGACGGCGTAATGATAAAGATTCGAGAAGTATTTGATGAACCCTTGACCCAATGGTACAGAGAAGGTGTTAAAGATAAAGGATTAGAATGAAACAATTGAGATTACGACTGGCTCGTTGGATACTGGGGCAGCATTGCGCCTGCTATCAAATGGGTTACAACAAGTTATGCGATTTTAAACAAATTAGTCAGGTGAGAATTGAGAAGAGGACCGGAGCAGCAGAATGAAGATTTATAAAAGTAATTATCGTAATCATTGGTGCAGCCCCTACACAGTTGTAGAATACCTGTTCTTTTGGACTGCGTGGTCAAAGTGTGGTCGCGATCGCGGTATTGTAGAAGATAAAGATTTTGTTGACCATCCTGCCTGGGTAGAACAAGTTACTGTTTATCTTGATCCGGTTTGCCGGGCCGTACAGTGGGTACTAGATTTTATCCACCCACAGATTAATTATGTTCGAATTGACCGGTATGATACTTGGTCAATGGATCATACCCTGGCAGATATCATTCTGCCCATGCTCAAACAACTCAAAGCAACCAAGCACGGTGCGCCATTTGTGGATGACGAAGATGTGCCCGATGGGATAGGATTGCGTAGCACTGATGCAGACCCCAAAGAGAACGAATGGGACACAGACAGCAATCACTTTGCACGGTGGGATTGGGTTCTCTCAGAAATGATCTGGGCATTTGAACAAAAGACGGCCGATGATGCCGAAGGTCAGTTCTTTGATCATAGTGAATGCAAACCAGGTAGGAAGCCATGGGATTCCGAAGAATACAAAAAAGTCAAGTATGACAAAGAAGGCCATGCTGTATGGCAAGCGAGGATGCAGAATGGATTTAGATTGTTTGGAAAATATTATTCCGCACTATGGGATTAAACAAGAAAAAATCTAATCTCGCCGATGGGCGCACAAGTAAGGACATGCAGGTCGGAGATAGCTTGGTCGAGTTTATCAATCGTAGCTCAACTCCATATCCTGTAGAAGTAGGCGGCCCAGCATTTGATCTGATTCCTATAGAGAAGTTAAAGGATCAACTGGTCAATGTTGCCCGTAGGCATGCCCGGCAAGAGTATAATCGTATCATGGAGTTGGTAGCGGTACTACAGCGACAAGCAGAAGAAGTACGCAAGCGGTTAGATCTTACCGATTTAATACATGCCGCTCGCTACGAGTTTCAGATTTACCATGGGCAAAGGTATTGGCTGGTCCAAGATCATCGTCGGGGTGGCACTAGACTGACACATACCGGGCCCAATGATTGGACCACTGGTGGTCCCAACGAATATGAGTATATTTGCCAGGTTGAGTGGTTAGGCGATTATACCTGGATTGAAGTAACCGAGGATGAAGAATGAGTGTATTTGATCGAATGGTTAAGAGCATGATGGCAGATGATGCGCAAAAAAAACCTATCTCAAAGATATCCACAGAGGAATATGCACAATGGAAACAGGAGTTTACCTTTGCCGCCTTGACAGGGCAACGCTATGGGCAGAATTTTTGCAATCAATTTGGCATCACTGACAACATATTATACTACACCATGACGACCGCTGACTCGGACATTTACATCAAGGCCAATTACGTTGCGTAATCCTATAATTATAAAAGTTGAGCCAACAGTGGCCACAGTATCATTGACCTGGATGATTGGCGCAAGATGTAATTATGATTGCATGTATTGTCCCACAGAACTACATGATATGACCAGTAGTCATCCTAATTTAGAAAAATTAAAAGATGTATGGGAATCCTTTTATCAAAAAACTCAAGAACAAAATTTGCCTTATAAAATAAGTTTTACCGGCGGAGAAGTTACTGCCAACAAAAGTTTTTTACCATTGATTAAGTATCTACAATCTGGTAAATTTAATATACACCAAATATTTGTAACTACCAATGGGTCAGCTAGTCTACGATATTATCAACAGTTGGCTCAGTTAGTTTCTGGTATTAGTTTTAGTACTCACAGTGAATTTATTAAAGAACAGGAATTTTTTACCAAGGTTGCGGCTATCAATCAATTAATGATAAGACCAGAACGCAGTTGCCATGTCAATGTTATGAATGAATTTTGGAATAAGTCTCGAATTGAATTATATACCAAGTGGTTGACCGACCATAATATTAGCTATTCTGTTAACGAAATTAATTATATTGATCAAACACGAACATATCCGATACTGCAAGGAACTTACAATCTTGCCTAAGTTTGAAAATCAAACAAATTATAATTGCAAAATTATCACGGACGCCGGCGAGGAATACCAAGTGTACGCCAATTGGATTCATAATCACGGGCTTGACCACTGGCAGGGTTGGTCATGTGACGCTGGCAAAACTAGATTTTATATAGATAAAAATTTTGATATATGGAGTGGAGAATGCCAAAATAATCATCTTGGTAATGCATTAACCCAGTGGGAGCCAAAGATTGATACCATATGTCAACGAGCCACCTGTACCGGATGTACTGATGATTTACTAACTAAAAAACAAAAAAATGACTGACCCTGATTTTAATAATCCAGTTACAGTTTGGCATCGCCAAAGTTGGCAACGCAACTTGACCACGCCAGAATGGGATCAAATTTCTATCTATAGTATCGAACACTTTGGCCTGCCAGGCGATCGTTATATTACAGATATTAGCATGGATCGAATGATTTGGAATTTTCGGGATTCTCGAGACGCACTAATGTTTAAATTAAGATGGAGTGAAGTAGCATGTTAAAAAATACAAGATTATACCTGGCCTATGGGGCCAATATGAGTCATGACAGTATGAATTACCGTTGCCCTGCTGCCAGACCAGTGGCCCCATTTACTCTACTGGACTGGGAATTAAAGTTTTACAGTCATGCAACTATTCAGCCACAACCGGGTGGTCAGGTACAAGGTGTGCTCTGGGCCATCACCCCAGAGTGCGAAGCCAGCCTAGATGCCTTTGAAGGTTACCCAGATTACTATACCAAACGGTCATGGCTGCAAAATGATGCCCATATCATGTTTTATGAGATGGCAGGTTTTAAACAGGGTCGACCCGGCCCAGGATACATAAGTGATATAAGAAGTGCATATCATTACTGGCACTTGCCAGTTCAGTATCTTGATCAAGCCATCAATGACACAGCTAAAGAGAAAAACCAAGCCCTCATTTAACAACGATTTTTATCGAGATCGTACTGGTTTTAATTTTGCCAAAGAAATTGTCAAACCATTTGGTGCCATAGAAGGAATCCTGGATTGGGCCAAGGCTGAATTATCCGGAGACTGGCGCTGGCAGTTAATAGAACTCAGTAGCGAACGAAAACCTGGTAGATATATATTTTACTTTGATTCTGAACGCGACTACCTGAGTTTTATCCTCAAATGCAGTTAGGTTGACTTAAAATTCCTCAAATAGTATAATCATTATACTATGAAAACGACTCAAACTGTACGCAAAACTCGGGCACATAATGTGTTGTTTTTTCGCGACACTCCGTTTCGACCTCGGCGTGTAGAGCTTAAAACACGCTATAAACGTCAGCCTAAACACAGGCTACAAAACGGTTGACCCAAAATGGGTCTTTTGCTATAATATATGTATAGTGAAAATAAAGGAGCAGACAATGTCAAAACTTACAGCATACACAGTAGAAATTTATAAAGCTGATCGCCGTGTTAAAGCAGGGCAAAGATTGGTTGAAAAACGCGATTTTGATCCGGTTACCCGTGACTATATTGATACTGTAGTTGAAAAACTTCAAACCAACGGAATTACCATTAAGTTACACGAAACCTTTGTGACCAAGACAAACCTAATGGGTGGCCGAGAGTTCACCGAGCGGTATGATACTCCACACTTTTGCTCGCCCGCAAGTGAGAGCTACTGGTCTGCTTGAGTTTTAACCATAATAAAGGAACCATCTGGCAGATACTGTCTTTTGGTTCCTTTTTTTGAATCCGCCATCTTTTGATTCCTGGCGTCGGAGTAAGGGTTAATATTACCGGATGCTATTCGTTCTTGTCTTGTAGCCAATCCTCTAATTTTTGCTTCTTCGGGCATGGTCCATCCTTCTTCTCTGCGTTTAGCTTCACGATGCTTAGCCGATTTACGCATTTTGTCTTTGGTTTCGTTTGAGCGTTTAATTCCTTTTAATTTTGATCTTATTTGAGATTTAGATTTATCGGAATGTATATGAGGTCCCATGAAAGCAGATTTACTATTATGTCGGTTAATCCATTTATCATTATGTTGGGCATCTAATCGAGTTAACACCCTGGCTTCCCAGGCAACAGTTTCTTGAGAAGTTTCAAATATTTTGCGTATTGTTGGTATAAATGAGTCTGGGCCGTATTCGTTAATTAACTGATGCACGACCGAGGAAGATGAGAAATATGAAGTCCAAAGGTCTCCAGGAGAACAACCTTTTTTATATCGTGCACCGTAATAATGCCTGTCTGTTGGCTTATGATAAAGATGGTAGGTAAATGGTTTCATGTAAGTATTTATCTATTGGAGTATGTAACATAGATAAGCCGTTGTAAAAAACCCACTAACCTAGCCGGTTGACTCAAAATACCCAATTTGTTATAATAGTAGTATAGTGAATAAAGAGGAGTTGAAATGACAAGAAAACATTTTATTGCAATGGCCCGAGAAATCAGTCAAGAGCCCACAATGGCAATCCGCTTGCAAATGGCTATTAATTTTTGTAAAGTTGCCAAAATGGCCAATCCAAGATTTGACCAAGCACGTTTTTTAACAGCCTGCGGAGTTTAATATTATGATGAAAGCTGGAACGTATTACATTGGTGATCTTTGCTATGTCATGCATGGTGAATGGGACGAATTCTGTAATTTAACCATTGTTGGTCAGCGAGTCCTAGACGGTGAGTTTAATCTTGCCGACGGTCGCAGGTTTGCCACATTTACCACGCAGTGGGGTGATGGTACTTATCAGGACCAGCAAGGCCGCGAGTACAGTGTAGATGCCGGACTCATTGGTTGTATTGCTCTGAAAGATATTGACTTGGCCAACCCAGAGAACTCGATCACTCTTGGCCAGATTGTGGAATTTGTGCAACCGTTCAGCACCTGGAGTGCCGGTGGCGAAATTAGAATTGGTAATGTTCTTATTGATACTGATTACACAGATGTTGAAGAAGAATTAGAAGAGGAATATTAATATGAAATTTTTTACTCGTCGCAAGAGTCGTCCGGCCAATACCTTTTATACGGATCTTAAAAGTTATCGATTTTTTGGGGAAGAAGCCGAAGCTCTAGGCAATCGGCTGGATGCAGCTCGTAGGAGCCTGGCCAGTGCCAAGACCAAGTGGGCCCGGAATTATTGGGCACAGACCGTAGAGCGACTGCTATTTCAATGGCGGCAACTGCCAATCTTGCATGATGCGGATGCCATGGTAACCATCATACCCAGGTGGCATGTGGATTACGAATTTTTTGAGCGGAGTGAAGAAGCAGTTTACGGTGGTTTTTTTGATAGATTATATAATGTACATCATTCCAGCAGCCCCGATCTTAACGGTGCTTGGGAAAGACAACGAACCATGCGCCTAGCAAGGGCACAATAGTATGATGCAGAAAAAATTCCGCTCGCACGACGGTGAAATATTTCAAGTAAGAGAAGTATCCCAGGTTGACAACCAGCTATGGGTGTACTATAATAAAGTTGGTGCAGATAAAGAATATTCTTGTCTGCTTGAAGCATTTAGTCAACGATTTGTCTTACTAGAGGAATAACAATGAATCACAGTCGTCAAATGGTAGCACAAGCAGTATTAAATGGCCAGATTTCAGAAGAACATTTAACTTTGGCAGAAATTGACGAGTTCTTCGAAATGGTATGCGATGCAGCCACAGAAGCCTTATTGCAAGATGCAGTAGAACGCGGCTGTAGTGTGTTCGAAGGCATCGAAGGAGATACTTTGCAGTAGAGGTTGACATATTAAGCAGTACCGTAGTATAGTTGTAATTGCAGTAAAATTTGATCACAATTTGAAAGGTAATACAAATGATAAAGCGAATTTCGCGCTCACTGTCGGACGTAGCCCAAGAAATCCTCCAGAAGTTGAAGGACGACCACGGTGTCACTGACAAACAATTAGCGTACTTAAAAAGCCGTGTTTTCAACTCAGGATATAATTTTCCACTTGGTGGTATCAGAGTCCCAGTATCAATCTTATGGATTGACTACGAGGTACAACGTGATGTCATCATCAAAACAATTCTCAGCTTATTAGAAAAATGGGACAACCGCATTTGCCAGCCAGCGGCTTGCAACACACATCCTGATCTAGTTGAACTGGTTGATGTTGTCCGTAACATTTATAAATTTAAAAAACTATTTGTCTATGATGCTCAACATCGTTGCGTGACATTGGCTATTCTTGGATTTACAGAAATTTATGTAACTGTAGTTGTTGACGCTGATCCTAAATTTGCCAGCTATGCTTTCCGTACCAGCAACAGTGTGGTTAAAAAAATTGGTGTACCGGACTTTCACCGCAATAACATTAGATTGTACAATCTCGGCGTTGAAGACATTGAAACTATTCCAGCATACAATCTACAGGCACAGTTTGATCGATTAGGCATTGACTTTGTGGAAAAGCCTGAACTGATTCCAGCTAAAGAACGTCAGAAGCATTACATGAGTCACTTTCAGTATGCATATCAACCAATGGGTGCCGACAAAACTGGCAAAGTGGCTGGGCAAATTCTCGAAGCCATTATTACAGCCTGGCCAAATCAACAAAAGATTCAAAATGGTATCTACGTTGGACTGTATCATATGAACACCGTAGTAAACAGTCTTGGTAAGAAAATGCCCAAAGACTGGATGACACAAGTATGTCAGGGTGTTGCTCAAAGTTTTTCTAATAGTGAGCATGTGGAATTATCTGCTAGTCGCCAGGCAAAATGGATAGCTCGTACCAAATCCTGGAATGTACCAGAAGGTATGTTTAAGTTTATGCGCGAAGTTTACAAACTCAACGGCGGTTTGCTTGCTATTCCTAGTGACGGCGCAGACTTTGATTTACACAAAGGTATTTGGATTGATGCCACATTAATTCCAAATCACAGCAACTTGTATCAACCGCCCGTGGTACAATCGCAAGGAGTTGAACATGAGTACGCCTGAACAAAAAATTGAACAAGCTCTTCAATTGCTCAAAGAAGCTGTTGAAGGGTTTGAGGAAATTAACTATCGTCAAGTAATGGTAGAGCGCAACGAAGAAGCGTATCGTATTACAGAAGAATTTATTGCCTCCGAGGTAAAACGATATGTTGATATGTATCGCAATTTAACTACTTTAGATCAACGTGCTAGGTTGATTCGAGATATGATTGACTTGTTACTGCGTCGCGGACATGGTTATTGCATTGAAGGCAGTATTGGTTCGCACTATCGACAAGTTGGTGTTGATATTGATAATTGTATTTTTGAACACATGATTCCGCAAAGTCGCATTAGAGATCTGTTGATACAAGATCGTATCAGTATCCGTCAAGCAATGAATCCTCCTACTTGTTTGATTAGCAAAGAAAACGATGCATTGTTAAGCAAAAGCGGATACAACAACAAGACACCAAGTTATTGGCACTTCTTTGATAGATATACCAATGTGTTTACCGCCAACTACGAAACCTTTAACGGGCAAGCTATTACTAATCCGCATGAGTGGACCCTGGGCGAACACTATAAATTTTTTGGAATTGTATGAGCTACCTGGACGAGATCCGAGCACGTTATGATATCAAGGATTATGTTGAGCCCAAGGTTAACATACCCGAGTTACCTACAGAAGGAATTGTGTTGATTGTTGGCACAAGTGGCTCGGGCAAGACTACAATCTTAAAGACTGTGGACAATCCTAAGCTCATCCAAATTGACCATGCCAAAACTGTTATCGAAAACTTTAGCACTCCAGAGCGTGGAGAAGAGTTATTGCTTGCTTGTGGCCTGCGTACTATACCTGCTTGGTTCCGACCACCCAACACACTAAGCAATGGTGAGTTCCACCGTTTTGAAATTGCCATAGGCCTAGATCAAGGCCACTTGATCATTGATGAGTTTACCAGTGTAGTTGATCGAGACACTGCTAAAAGTCTTGCCCTGAGTGTCAGAAAGTATTTTGATCGTAACTCCGGTGTGCTGTATATTGCGTCATGCCATAGAGATATCATAGACTGGTTAGATCCAGACTGGGTGTATGACACTGACCTGCAGAAACTTGATAATCGGAGGTCACTTCTTCGACTGGGGACCAGACCAGAACTTGCACTCACCATCCGAAGCACAGGTCCGGACTATTGGCGATATTTCAGTAAGTATCACTATCTAGATACCAGCATGAGCCGTAGTGTTCATTGTTATGTGCTGTTACTGGGTGACAAGCCCATTGGTTTTCATGCTGCTATACATTCAACCAATCGTGACATACATTCATACTGGCGTGGCCATAGAACTGTAATACTGCCAGAATTTCAGGGCATGGGCATAGGTACAGCCTTCTCAGATGCCATTGCTGAAATCTATGTCAGTCATGGACTACGTTACTTCAGTAAAACCGCACACCCTAGTTTTGGAGAACATAGACAAAAGAGTCCCCTGTGGAGAGCTACTAGCACTAATTTAAAAAGTCGACTAGGCAGTTACCTGCTCAAGGACGGCACAGCTCGTAAGATGCCTGGCTATGGCGGAACTACAACGGCCAGGGATGCTGGACGTGTTTGCTACAGTCACGAATACATTGGTAAAAAATAACCAATTTGTTATTAAAAAAATCAATAACTCTTATTAAAAAATATTATAAACCAAATAACAAAAAACTGTAGATTTCTGACTTAAATAATGTTACAATGCAATATAACTTTAAGGAGATGTCAATGAGTATTACTATTAAAAATCTTGAGTCGGCATTGGCCGGTGAGTCACAAGCTCATATCAAGTATCGCTATTTCGCTAAGATTGCACGTGCGGAAGGACATGAAGAAGTTGCCTGTCATTTTGAACACACAGCAGATCAGGAATTGCTACACGCTTGGGGCCATTTGGAATTGCTTATCGGCAAGCCAACTACCAAGGAATGTTTAGAAAAAGCAATCGATGGCGAAACATATGAATACACTGCAATGTACCCAGAGTTCTTGGCAGAAGCAAAGAGTGAACAAGAAATTACTGAGTACACGGATCAGATTGAAGAATCTAAAGAACACGCTGAACAATTTGCTCAAGTATTAGCAAAGGCAGAAAAGCGTTTTGCGGCCCTGGCTAAGGTAGAAAAGCGTCATGCTGATGCTTACTCAAAGATTAAGGAGTCACTATAATGGAACAGCATGTATGTATTATCTGTGGCCATGTCCACGACGAAGCGGTAGAAGGTGCTTGGGATTCATTACCGGATAATTTTGAATGTCCAGAATGTGGTTGCGGTAAAGAAGATTACGCGTCTATGTAATTGAATCGTAATATTCAAGTTCATAAGTAATTCTAATCGGACACAAAGATAGAGTGTCTCTGGAGCTCGTAACCAGAACCCAAAAGGACCTCGGTCCTTTTTCTTTGTCACAATTTTCTGGTTGACTTTTGCTATATACTATGTTACAGTTTTATTACAAAAGGAGGATAAGTTATGAAACAAAGCAAATTAGTAGCCAAATTGTATCAGGCTTGTCTGGACCACGACGCAGAGAAACAGCTCGAACTTCGCAAGAAGGAATTCGCCAAGATCCTGAAACACCGGGCCCAAGGCAAACCATTTGACGCAAAGTGGCACATCGTTAGAGCGTAACAAAAGTGTAATACTTTTTTCTCTGGCATTGCTGTAAATAGTGTATGTCAGAGAAAACTTACCGTTCAATTTTTATCTCAGATATTCACCTCGGGACTCGTGACTGTAAAGCAGAAGCTCTCAATAATTTTCTAAAGCATAACACTTGTGAGACTTTGTATTTGGTTGGGGATGTGATAGATGCCTGGAAAATACAGCAGAACAAATGGCGTTGGAAACAAAGCCATACCAATGTGATACGTCGTGTTATGGGACATGCCAAGCGAGGTACTCGTGTGGTCTATGTAGCCGGTAATCACGACGAATTCCTAAGACCATTAATACCCTTGGGTATTGGCTTCGGCCTAATTGAAGTTGTAAACCAAACCGAGCATATAGGTGTAGATAACAAGCACTATCTAGTCACTCACGGAGATCTGTTTGATGGCATTACCCGTCTGGCACCTTGGTTGGCATTTTTAGGAGACAAACTCTATGACTTTGTTCTCGACCTTAATAGTCGTTTTAATTGGATACGCCACCGCATGGGCTTTGGCTATTGGAGTCTTAGTCGCTTTCTCAAGCATAAGGTCAAAAAAGCCGCTGACTTTATGTTTCA